CCCGCACTCGGAACACCTATAAGAGACTACCATCTCTTATAAAGAGCCTTGTCGCGGAGCCATCTACTAGTCCCTCTCGTAAGAGAGCTGTTAGTAGACGACACCGTTCAGGCGTTATGTCTCCAGAACAACAAGTTTGGACAACTTGCTGGGCTGGTTTAGTACATGCAGGTTGGGATTCGAGACTGGTGGCTTGGGACCTTCATAAATGGTACATGGCAACCTACCCTATAAGGGGTTGGCTGTTCTGCGCCAAACAGTTGAAGGCCCTCTGCCACCGCGTCAGAGGGGCTAGTCTTGGTCACTCCCAAAGGACACCCTGCGCGATCCGGAGACGGACCGTGGAGTGTCTTGAAGGTTTGGCTAGCCGCTCGCCCACTGACGGCTTTGCTTTCTCCAGGCTCTCTAGAGCACTTCCTTTGCCACCTAACGAGGCGGTGGAAGATGCTGTGAAGGAGGCCATAGAGATGAGCAAAAGTCCCTTTCCCACATCGAACGGAATTAGAGAGAGCATAAGGTCCTATATACTTTCCATGTATAGAGGGCACAAACGTACCTCTAATTCCCTCCCCTCTTCCCAATCCTCCTGCTACGAGTGGCCAGCCACTCGTGGCGGAGTTGATGGTTTTCTCTACGCTATCGGAGCCGCAGTTGAGTGTGGTTATTCCGACCATGCCCTCGTTAGGGACATTGTCGAAAGACCGCTCAAATGGGCCGACCTTTCTAGGTATGCCAATGATGCCCTTGGCCAACTCTGTTTGAGATGGTCCAGGGTTATATTGGCGCCGAGAGGCCTTGGAACAGCCTCTAGACGTCGTGCTACGCGCAGACGTCACCGGCAAGTACCTCAGGAAGGTCCCGTTAGCGAAGACATGAGAGCCTCCTATCGTGCGGTAGGGATATTGGCACTTCGACGATGGAGAGAGACACAGTGTCTCCCGCCACGTATGAAGTTCCATGCCCTCCGGTCCCCTGGTATGAAAGTCCGAGTGTTGGGCGTACCCGACGCTCTTACTTTCGTAGAAGGAGATTACATCCGCCGTTCTAACAATCTTCTGGCCCCTGGCCATTGGTTTGTTAACGGGGATGCACACGGTTTGGAGACTCCCATGCTGGTGCGCCGTAACGGACGTAAGTTCGTCTCTATTGACCTTTCTAAGGCAACAGATGGACTTTCTCACGAAGTTACGAGGCAAATCATCAACTGTCTCGTTGAGGCTGGAGCTATCAGATATACCGATTGGCTCCCGGCTCTCCGCGGACTCGGATTGGTTGAACCTACGCATTGCGAATGGAAACAGCAATGTTGGCAGGTTAAGAGGGGAAGTCCGATGGGCACACCTCTCTCCTTTATTATCCTCTCTTGGGTAAGCGCGTTTTCTACAGGCGCGTTTGGTTCCTCTGGTCACCATGGCGATGATGCCGTAGGGGTCGATTCCGACAATCTGGAAGGATTGAAGGACTACTCCGCTGCGGTTGATGCTATGGGGGCCAGTGTGAACCTCGACAAGACATACATATCCGGTGAAAGCTGGACTATGTGTGAAGTCTTCTGTCGAACCTCCTCGAGGGGACGTAAAGGCGGAAAGATCTTCATCCCTCCTCCTGTTCCTCCTCCGGGACTTAAAGCACCGTTGGCGGCAGAGTGCAGAGCTCCAGCACTGTACCTGAAGAGACAGGAAAGAGTTATGAAGACCCTCTTTCCGTGGATAACCAAGGACCCCCGACTTCACCTTCCAGTGAGTATCGGGGGACTTGGCTACACGGCTAGAGGGCTCAATGTAAGTAATTTCGTGCGACGGAGGTTGGCTGCCCTTGTTTCTAGGCAGCCTACCGAGTAGGTCGCGCGATCTTTGCTTACGAAGAGACCTTTCCGAGAGATGGGCCTCTTCCCGAAGTCTCTCGTACCACAACCTCGTAGACCTGGGGTCTATTGGAAAGCTCTTCGTTCTGCAAGGAACGAGATAGCCTCCATTGACCTGGCGGCCGGTGAGGAAGTGATACCCGTCGAAGAAGTAGTCATATTCGAGA